CGATCTGTGCGGCTTCCTGCACTGCTGGTCCAATTCCAAAGATGTTGCCACGGGCAGTCTGTGCGGCTCTTGCGGCCTGTTCGTAGCCACGCCGTTCTTCCGCACCAATGGTCGAACCAAGACGGAGCTGATTAAGAGCCTCATCCTCGATGGTCTTGCGGATTTGCTCAGTCTCTGGCGTGGTTGTTGCACCAATTGGCTCAGTAGCCATCTGGCGATACTGCTGACCCAAGCTAACCGCAGTGCGGTAGGACTCTGGATCAATCTGGCGTAGCTGCTGGCTGGCGCGTTCCTCAGGAAGCTGGAGATATTCTCTAAACGAAGTGATTTGACTAGCAGCTTCAGGCGAGCCTGCTGTGATTGGCTTGAAATCCTTTATCTTGGAATCTGCTTCAACGACTGCACCTTGTACGCTGGACAAGTCTGACTTCAGTTGTTTAATGTAAGCCTCGCTCGATGTACGCCTAGGATCTCCTTCTGGAAGCTGACTGATTAAAGTCTGGGCTGAATTAAGTCTTTCGGTAATGCCAGCAATTTGAGCGTTACCCCTGTCGGCAATGGATCTTAATGTTGAAATCCTGCTGTTATTGTAATCGTTTATAATTTGATCGTCTGATACTTGGAAATTAACTTTGCCTGAAAGTTCGGTGGAACCAAAATTGCTTTTAGCTGATAAGGCATTTAACGCTTCCTTTTGTGCTGGCGTTGTGGTTTCCGCGCCATCATATTGTCCGCCAGAACCTAGTCTCCTAATGTTGGAAGCAATTGCATCAAGCTCGTTTTGTCTTATTTCTTCAGCAATTATTGCTGCCTGTTTGTCTTCGTATTCTTTTACAAGTTGATCTGCCTGCCCTTTTGTGCCTACTCGTTGCCCGCCAGCATTTTCTATCATGCTCGGCCAGTCGGCTGATCCGAAATCAACACCAGTTAGTCCTATTCTTGAAACTTGTTGATTTTTACTTTTTTCATTTCCAGCCGCATCTGAAATCGAGGCTACTTTATTTCTATAAACAATGTACATAAATTATTGCAATCTAGGATTTGATATTCTTGTAGAAATGTCTCCGTAAAAGTCAGCGGGTGCAGCCTGTTGAGGCGCAAGAGCAACGCTGGGTTCAACTGAGGCGTAAGGCGAGGTGCCATAAAGCCTGCTAAACTGGCGGGTCATCTGATCGCCTAATCCACGGTTCAAGGCATACGCCTGCGGGCTAGTCTCATACTGCCTACGCAACCCCTCCAGCGTGCGTTGCGGTCCGTACTGACGCTCTAGCTGCATCCCAGCCTGCACGCCTGCCTGCTGGTCTAGGGCTGATAGCTGGCGTTCCAGCGAGCGTTGCTGTGGCATATACTGGACGCGAAGCTTATTTTCCATTGCAGCCATCTCTGGAGATTTATCCAGATAGGTGTCAACATTCATTCTGTAGGCTTCAGCATTGGCTTGAGCCACCTCTCGCGGATCAGGCGGAGGGGGCGGTGATGGAATAGAAGGTGATCCACCCATGGTGTTAAACCCTAGCCTTTCGCATAAATGTCATATAGTCGTAACTCCTTGGTTTGCCAGAACGATTAAAGGTGATCCGCTTGCGAGGACCGAAACGCTCCCAAAGGAGCAACAGCAAGCAACGTAGAGATTTACCACCCTTTGAGGAGATCGTCAAGTCGACAAAGACATTCTCACCATCTTCGCTATGCACATAATGGTCAGCCTTTTGGCCGTCCTTGATGCACCTAGCCAGAGCCACGCCTGCGATGCCGTCCTTGTCCTCGACAATACCCACCATACCCTGCTTCTCAAACCATCCGTACCAAGCCTCTAGGTTAGGCCACATCGACTCGGGCACACCACTCTCCTCTATGTATTCCAGCGCGGTCATACAGTCTTCTGTATCTCGATTGTGTCTGGGTTGGCCGCAGCCATGATCTGGCGAATAGCCATCTTGTTTGCTGAACTGGAAATCTTGATATTGATTAAACGCCACTTCTCATACTTGCGAAGGTCGCTGGCGAGCTTCTTCTTGACCGAGGAAGGAAGGACGGCTGGCAGTGTGAATGGCAGGGTTAGGGTTGAGCTTGCTATGTTTATATTGGGAGCAACGCTGACATCCCCAACATCAATGTCACGCTGGATAAATACGTTTGCATCGCTTGAGAATGAGTTATCAAATACAATCTCGAAGTGACTGCCATATTTTAGGGAAAAAGGATCGCCAAAGTTAAAGTCTTTGGTTCTTACGAATGATTCATAGGCTGTTCCAGAATCAACGTAATCAGAAGAAGTAGTTCCAGCGGGACTTTTATACCCAGAATACTTACTAATCAATCCTGTTGTGTTTTTAAACATCAACCTTGAACCCTCAGCGTTGAAATTGGTTAAGGCAAACTGCATTGCCTTCAGAGTCCAAGTTCCCTCAAACGCCCCTAGCGCAGTGTTGTACACCAGCAAGGTATCGTTGGTATCATTGGCCTCAGTAGGTATAGACAAGAAGTATCTATTATCGTAATACATGGCGGTAGATACTGCGATAGCCTGCGTGTTGATGCTTTGGATAACATCCTTGACTATCTCTGAAATAGGTATTCCAACTGAGCTAAAGTCATCCGCTACTGACCGCACCAGCGACCTAATACCATTGTCTGACAAGAACAATATATCGCTACTCACCTGAACCGCAGTACCAGTAGCAACGCACCCTGTATTGTTGGATATGATTGACACGATCCAATCCGCTGCTGTGACTGCATCACTTGGCACATCCACTTGGAATACCCTGCGCTTCTTAAATACGATGATCCTATTCTTGTAGTATGGCACGATTGCGGTTATCTCGTCACCATCATCTCCGTTGACAACGATGCTGTTGGTCGCGTCCCATATAGAAGGATCTAATATGTCCGAAGCGTAAAGCGTGTTTCGGTTAGTCCCAGAACCAACTGCGAACAACCTGTTCTCCGTGTTAATCAATAGCCTCAAGCCTTGTGGTGGTGGGCTGACAGTGGCTGTAGCAACCGCGCCAGCCCCATCGCCAACGATTGTGATTGTTGGTGCAGTTGAATAGCCAGAACCACCATTAACAACAGTCACACCTGTTACGGCTCCACCAGCAACTGTTGTAATAAAGGTTGGAACTGTTCCGCCCCAATTTGGTCCTGTAGCAATTGCAGTCGCGCTTGTATATCCAGTTCCAGCAGTTGTAACTGTTACAGCGCGAACCTTACCGCCTTGCCTTGTGATAATGCTACCATCCCAATAATGAAAGTCTCCGTCTGCATCAGCTAAGTACATCTTGTCATTAAACTGAGCCATTGAAACTTCGGTTGTGCTTAGGATTGAATAGCCATTAGACCATTGTTGGGAGTAGGAGTTCCATGTGTTTGTGGATTGTAGCCAAGTTGCATCAATTGGATGCATGGTGGAAGTGCCATTTGAATCAATGCTAAAGAACCTTCCGTTGGTTACGGTCAACAACTGCTCGTTGGCGGATGTCTCGTAGTAACGCATCCCCCCCACAGAGCCAACCGCGCTGGTGGCAGTAGTGCAAAAGTTTGTTGTACCAACGCGAGTTTCAAGATTGCCCTTTGGGGAAAGGGTCATGTTTTGTAACTGCTGTACTTGATTCTCGGCTAGTAAGTCGGATTGCAGACCGCTAGCTTGCCCGCCTAAAAAACTCCTAATGCCGTCAAACGCCAAGAGATCGTCTAGGTTATTGTCGTAGTAAGGCATGACTGCCTCCCTTTAAGCTGAGAACATTTCTTCTATGGTTAGCTCGCCCAAACTTTGCGGAGTGATCTGCTTGATCCCGCCAACTTGGCTCAACTCGTAGTTAGCCATAGCCGCAAGATCAGCGTTAGCAGTCTGCGTGATTGCTTGTGCCTTGGCATACTGCCGTTCACGCTCTAGGGCATCGGAATGGGTTAAAGCTAGAACCAAGTGATGAACGTGGGGTAAGCGAAGCTCGTCATCTAGCGCAGCTTGGGACGGAGGAAAGTCAACGATAACATTGGTGCGAGTAAGGCATTTTAGCTTCTCCACAACACGCAATGGGATTGTTCCAGATGTGGCAAGCCTTGGGTAGAGGTTAAGCTGTGCAATGCCACTGCTGTTGCGTCCAGTAAAATGATAAGTGTCTGGATCGCCAGTACGCGCATCGTCAAGCAAGCCTGGGTCTTGGCTGACAATCGTAGCCAAGTCAATCGGGTCAACCTCTGCATCATTGTAGGCAACCGATAGGGGCGTCTCGACATTCGTGCCTAGCGTGATCTGCCTGTTTGTGCCAACCGAATAGGTGGAGTTGGTGACAGTCTCACGCCAAGGCGCAAAGTCCCATACTCGGCGGTAAGCCAAGCTTGCGGCTTTCTGCAAAAAAGTAAGCGTATCGGCATCAGTCTTGCCAATCTTCTCGCCTGCGTATTGGGCGATTTCAGTTAGGGTCATTTATCCCTCGCTAGGTTCGTCAGCAGGAAGCGGAGTGTTGCCTTCGGCAAGCCACGCTAGATAGGCTTTATAGTCAGTGTTAGCTGTATCGAAAGGGATTGATGCATTATCCGATAATCGACATACAGTTGTTTGAATGCCATTAAATTTTGGATGAAGTTTGTACATAATTTATAGTTCTGAAGAAAATATAAGAACTGGATCTGCTGTTTGAGTTAATAATGCGCCACCTTGCCCACCAGTTGCCCCAGAGACAGTTACACCAAGGAGGCAAACTTGATTGCTAACAAGAATAGTTGTAATTGCTGATGCTGTATAATTTGCAGAACTTTGCGCGTAAAGATTCCCAGCAGTTCCAACTGTAATGGATGTTGGAGATGACCTCATTGTTACTGGATATTGGTACACAGCCCTAAAGCTTGTTGCTGAATTAAAATATCCAGATGCTATTGCACTATTTCCATCTGTTGCTGGTTTACAAAAATATCTTTGACACAGCGAAAGCTCCGTCCCAATCGGCCTGCGCTCAAAGTCTGTTGCGGTTGAGCCTGCTTCAAGTTGGACATTATCAATCGTCCAAGTTCCGCTAGTTTGCGCCCCAACTGTAAACACAATTTCAATTCCTGTAGTAGCAGCTGAAGGAACTGAGATTTGTGCGCTATAGGTAGTCAGCGTGGATGTAACAGTAAATGTTCCAGTAGCAATCTGTGTGCGGGTTGGGCTGGCTAGTGTGCCAAAGGCATCAGTAGTACTTGCGTAATATGCAGTCCAAGTTACGGATGTTAACAAGCTATTTGCAAGCTGAACTGAAAGTGTGGCAGTTGAACCAGCAAGATCAGTTGTATTGGTAGCCTCAAGTCTTGTGCCAAATCCAATTGCTGTAACAGATGCCGCGCCTGTAAAGCGATAAACAAACTCGTTTGGTGCTGTGCCAGCTACTCTTGCTCCAGCTACATTCGCACCAGTGCAATAACCGTAAAAACGATCTACCGAATAAGCCAAGGCAGCAGCAGCAGTAAATGTCTGACTTGCCCCAGAATTCCTCTGGTCAATCCGCATATCGCCATTGATGATGCGATTGCGAAAACCAGTATTTGAAGTAATCGCAGATGTGCTGGCGGTTGTGATCCTTCCCTTAGCATCAATAGCAAGAACTGGAATAGATGTTGTTCCACCATAAGTACCAAGGGTTGCTCCAGTTGTTCCGAGCGTTCCTGTTCCTTGGCTAATAGTAAAGTCACCAGCGAGTGTGGTTGACAGATTTCCAATAGTTCCAGACGTAAATATGCCTGCCGTGCCAGTTGTAGTGCCAGCGGTAAGGGTCGGAATAGTGCCAAGCGTGATGTTGGCAGTGCTTGAAGTAAGGTTAGGAATCGTTCCAGTAGTAATGGTTGCGCTGGTGCTAACTGTGCGATTGCCAGTAGCTGTTCCGTAGGTCAACGCGCCAGAAAGGCTTAGGTTAGTATATGTCCCGCCAGTAAGAGCATCGTCAAACAAGTTCTGAACTGTTGCACGCCTTGGCGCACCTGTATCAGAAACACCGCCAACAGCAATTAGAATCTGGTCGGCAGTTCCTACTGTTGTTAATTCGGTCTGGGTAGTGATTAACCCAGCATAAATTGATGTATCGTCAATAAGGTTATGCAGGCCAGCAGCAGTAACAGTGTCGTTAGTGGCAAATGTCGTTGTTCGATTTAGAATTGTTGCCATAAATTAAGCCGTAAACCTCATTGCGGTTGCAAAGATTGTTCCTGCTGGAACAGTGCCTGCGGTTGATCCTTTGCTGTTCACAACATATCTTATTACGTTTGATGCAATTGGGAAGAAGCTAGTAATAATCTGTACTGTTCCAGTTGTAGATCCAAGCGAATCAATTGATCCAATAACTATGTCACCAAGAGCCGCGCCTGTTAGGGCAAATGTACCTGTGGTTGTATCTGCAAAGTTATGTGGTTGAACTGTGGAAAGTGTAAACGCTGCCGTGCCATAGCTAACAGCAGTAAGTCTTGGTCCAGATGCACCAACCTTTAGTGTGCCAACTGTTGCTGTATTCGTTACTGCAAGCGTGCCAATAGTGGAAGTATTGACTGATTCAGTACCAATCGTAGCAGTACCGCTAGATGCGTTGATGCTTGTGCTAAAGGTGGCAACACCAGTAACGCCCAAGCTAGAGCTAAAGGTTGCTGCGCCTGTGACGGCTAGGCTAGAGGCCAGGGTAGTTGCACCAGCCGAGTTAAGCGTACCACTAGAGCTAACTCCAAGGGTAGAGATTTGCAGTGCGGAAACAGATGATTCATCGCCAGTAGCGATTGCCAATAGCGTGCTTGTAAAGGGAGTATTGCCAGATACCTTCAATAATTGAGGGTAGCTAGTCGAAATGTTCTGCGTTCCTAATGTTGCCATTTTATCTCCCTATCAATTAAAGCGGTTTTTGAGGACATCCCAAGCCATTGAGCAGGCCAGCCCAACGACTCCAGCTACAGCCAGAACCTTCGTCTTTAAGGTTTCCAGCGCACCTAA